TCCCAAAGCTCAGACTCACCTGTATTAATCCTAGCAACACCTATTGGTGCGTTAGTAACTGTTCTTTTTTGTCTAAGTACTGGCATTAGAGATTCCTATTATTTATCTGATTTCATTCTTGAGTCTCTGTAAGAAGATATACCACCCATTATATCTCCAAAGGCATTAACAGTAGCGGACCTTAAAGCATTTTTTGAACCAGCTCTTAAACTTGCTGCTTCTATTTCTGTTTTTCTCATACTAATTAGACTTTGATTAGTAGCAACTCTTATGTCTTCTGACACTATATCTTTCTGATTATCAAAAAAAGCTTGCATACTAGGGTCATCTGCTCTTCCTAGATTTGCAAACATATTTTCATTAGCTGACATATCATTTTGATATTCATTCATTCTAATTATAGCAGATTGTTTAGTTTGTGAGTCCATTAAACTACGGTCAATCATTGCAAGTTTTGCACTTTGCAATGCCTGTCCAGCTCTAACTCTTCCGCTTTGAATAGAGCTAAAAGCTGATAGACCTGTACTAGCGATTGCTAACCATGGAATTGCCATTATATAATTACCTCCGCTATTAATCCATTAACCTGTATAGGTAGAGGTTCTGCTTGAGTCACTTCTATTTGTGGGTCATCACTATATCCAAGTAATCTAAACTCTCTTTTACCAGTAACAGGCGTTCTTATCTTTGACATGTCATCAGTAACTTGTCTTATTGTAAGTGCTGTATTGTTTACACTTACTGCTAGTGTATTATTTAAATCTAAGAAAACACTTCCTATTGCTCGAGGCAATCCTGTAACTGGGCCATTGTCAGCAGTCAAATCAATAGGATTAGTTTTTAAAGTAACATCAAACTTATATCCAATCTCTGCTGTTGTTATAGCTTCAACAGCAGATACATCAGCTTCACCACCAGATACTACTACATCACCATAGTAATTTGTATTGCTAACTACACTAACAACTGCACCATTAGCAAACTCATCACTCACAGTAAAAACACCTGTAGTGCTAGTATAAGTCTTAGCTACATCTAAATTAACTGTGTCTTTAAACTCACATAAAATATATTCCTGAGTACCAGCACCAGTATCAATAACAATATTACAAAACACTTTGTCATCAATAACACATATAGATTTAAAAGAACCTCTAGTCGTAAACTCGACCCACCCAGCTCGTTTTTCTGTTCTGTTAGAATTAAACACAGCTACAGTGCCATCGTCATTTACCATAAATATATAAGACTCATTTCTATTTATCGCACCTCTAAGAACAGACTGCTCAATAGGATTCTTAATAAGATGCGATGAAATAGAAGAAATAGAAGATGCAGTATACGAACCTTCTGCGTCTGAATAAATGTATTCTCTAACAATAGAACCATTCTTTTGTACAAATACAGTTGCACCATCTAATGACTCAGGACGAATCCATGTACTACCATAAGGTGTTTGTTTTCTTAACTGTGCATTAGTTGGCGTTATTGCATTACCTAGATATGTAGGCACAAATAATTCGTTACTAGCTGTAAATATTTGCAAATCTCTATTAGACACTAAATGTCTTATTTCGTTTACTTCACCAGTAGCTGCAATTAATTGGATTGAATCAGAATCATTTGCTGTACCTACATCAAAGTTCCAGTAAGCATTTGTTTTGCTCATCCATATAGCATCAGGCTGTGAGCTTGTTCCACCAAATACTAATCTATTTTCATGGAAAGTAACGGCTGTAGGAAATCCTCTTAAAGAAGAGAAAGTTTGCTCTTGCCAATCTAATGTAGCTGCACCAGTAGTAATTTTAATAGAAGCACCACCACCATCTTCACTAGCATTAGCTGTACCATTAGCTGTAAATGTGTATGTATTCTCATCTATAATAGCTAGAATAGCTTCTGAATTGTTTAAGTTAGATGTTGAAATTCCACCAACAGTTGCAGCATCAGAGATAACAATAGTTTCACCACCTTTAAAACCATGAGCTATATGAGTAACTTCTACTACTGCACTGCCAGATGCTGTCCTAAATGCGTTATTAATTAATGTTTGCTGTAATGCTTTTAATATTGTTCCTGTAGCAGTAGTCCCATTAACAACTGCTGTTATAAGTATTTCTGAATTACCATACTTTAACCGTGTACCAACATGACCTGATACAAAATAAGATGCACTAGTTGTTAAAGGGACACCTGTCCCAGATGTAGCCTCAGCTGCTAGAGTTACGCCAGTATCTTGGAAAGGATAATATGGTTGAAATGTGTCAGTAACAGTAGACCCAGACGTTAATGTATCAAATACTTTTACTTCTAATTGAAAAGCAGTTGCACTAGTCCTTACTAATAAACGTGGTTTAAAAAGTGTATGACATATCCACATAGTGTTTCCGCTTTGAGCAAATGAATATTCATTTATATACTCATCATCAAATGGAATTGCATTACTATCTACGTCAGCCGTTAATGTAGATACTAAACTTGTAACACCTGTTGATTGCACTACTCTAAATACTCTTAACTTAGCATTTTCTATAGATACAATATATTGGAAATCATCTGAGAATATAAACGGAACTAACCTACTTTGCATATCAGCACCGCCAGTAAAATTTGTTACAGCTAATCGTGTGCTGTCTGTTGTTGTTACTGTCAAATTAGTGCCAGATTGAGGAAAATCTCTCTTAACAGTTACTACTGCTGCTGCTGGATTAGCTACTGTAAATCCTGATATTGCATTAATAGCAGTAAAAATAAGGTCTGCCGTTACATTATTAGATGTATTAGGTTTATAATAATGAGTATTGCCAGACGCGGCAGTAGGAGTACCAGCACCAACCGCTTCAGACTCTAGTGTAATTTCTGTGCCGTCATGTGTAAAAAACTTTATTTGAGTGCCAACAGCAATGTTAGCATAGTCAGCTACTGTAATTGTAAATGATGTTTGCTCTACAGTAATATCGTACTCGTATATTTTTTCAGTGCCAGCACGTTTAATTACACCCCCTTCACTTCTAAGAAGAAAGTTTTCTACACGTTGAGCAGAAGCTGAGTACACAGCGGAGTCTGTTCTTGATATTGCTGACGGACTTATTTCACCAAACTGAAAATTATTTACTGGTACTCGAACTTTTCGCATTAACTACGCCTTTGAGTGATATACCTACTAGTATTAAATTTTCTAGTTGTTTGTTGCTGAGAGTCACTTGCTCTAGCTTTAGCCATAGATACTGCGGCTTTATCTTCCATCATACCAGCCATTGCTGTGTCTCTAGCTATTGATACTGCAAACATACTAGCTAATGTATATTCAACTGCTATTGTAAAATACGAAGGCCAGTCTACTTCTACTGCCCTAAATGTATAATCAGCAATTAAAGTTTCAGTACTGCTTGCATCACAAAATACTTTGTCACCATATGTTTGATACTCTATAGGAAAATCACCTACAGTTACCGCATGTAACATTATTAAATTAGACGGCAACTGATACGCTGCATCATATCGCCCTGTTGGAGCATCAGATAGTAAACCTAATACTGCCTGCTCTGTTGCAAAACGCCATCGACAATTAGTTAATGCCGCCCTTGCTATATCCTCATACATATTAGAAGCAACAAGTGCTTCATTAGTAGAGTCTTCAAATGAAGTTATAGGCTCTGCACCGATTAGGATTAAAGCCCTCGAACATACATCTATTGATGAATTTGCTGGTGTTGCCATATGTAGTGTAGGGGGCGGTTAAACCCCCCACTCCTTTTCTAATCAGAATCTGTTACTGTAATTGCAGTACCATCTGCAACATCGACTACCGAACCTGTATTAGATAAAACAACAGTCCACGCTATTGTGGGAGCATTATTATCATATACAGCAATTAGGTCGCCAACATTCATCATTGCAGCTGCGTCATTAAAGTAACCTGATGCGCGAACAACTGATAGAGCGTCAACACTTGAATAATACCAAATGTTGTAGCCTCCACCCCCTGCCATGCGCGTTAATCCAGATGCACCATAAGCCATTTTAAAGTCCTTTCTTTACTATCCGTTATTGTCAAGAACTTCGTAGATACCATTGTCGTCTATCGCAACAGACCCCATTGACATCATTGAAGTGGTTAAATGAGAAGCTTTCTCAGGGATATAATTTACCTCTGTAGAAACATCAGCATTAATACCAAGACCAATAGCTGAAGTGTGATAAGCCATATTTTTACCGCCAGCAATTGCACTGGTTGAGAAAATATTAAGACCTAAGAAGTTCTTCATTGTCATTCCACCAGCAAACGGAAGATTTTGCTCACCTACATAATCAGATGATGCAAACTCTTCGATTAAGAATAAGTCTGCAAAACCTTTAGGATGCATTGCCAAATATCTTTGGTTGTCTTCTGGAACTTCTGCCGCACCCATTGTTTCAAACAATGATAGTAAGTCAGCTATTTGAACAGCAGAACTTGTATCATGTATTTGAGTAGAGTTTGCGCCAGCGTCTAGGGCCGCAACAATAATAGCATCTGTCTTACGACCAAGGGCCGCAGCTGCAGATTGAGCTACTGCTTGACGCTCATTGATATTGGTTTTTAACTCATCGAGTTTATCAATATATTCAGCGGCATAGAAGTCAGCCATTGTTGCTTCAACGGTTGTGTGAGCTAGCTCCATTGGAGTTACCATACCGTTACGAGATTTAGTTGTTGCTTCACCTGTTCCGATTTTTTGGAACCTTGCTATGTTGCCAGTTACGTTAGTAGTTCTGACAGTGTTACGCAGTTTAGAACCCATACGCTGATACGCTAAATGCACATCGGACTCAAACTGTTTGATGAAGGCTGTGTCTATTGAGTTTGCCATTACAGCTACCTTTCATTAAGTTGCACAATTATTTATATCGTGGGTGTCTGCTTCACATGGTCATTGTAGGTATCCAAAAGGGCTACTCAATGTATTACAGGCCGTGATTCTAAATTATAAACATTTTTTTTTGACAAATTGCAACGCACAAAATGAACATAATTAATATTTTCTCCATCAACTACAACATCAACGTCAAATCCAAGCCAAATTGCCCACTGTATTATGCGCTCATTGCTTTCTAATATGTTCATATTAAGTTTATAATAGTTTCCATGTAGAAATTCTACTAACTTTGGGGATGCTTTTAAAAAACTAAACCAATTTTTCTGCATATCTTCTGCAAACATTGCCCACATTAGCCCAGTTTGATAGCCGTCAGGCTCTACACCTACAATGCCTAGTGGTTTATTAGCTTTCTCAACTACATAAACATTCTTTTTTCTAACAAATTCCATAAAGAAATCTAAAGGTTCTCTGTTAAATAGAGATAACTCAAACTTATTTTCTTCACTAAGTGTTTCTGAAAGAGGAATAACGTGTTTCATATGAGCAGGAACTAGGGTTAAAAGCCCCTGCTTCATAAGCCAATCAGCCATAAAGCTTCTTGAATCCGTCTTCTATAGTCTTAACATAAGCAGGGTCACGTTGACTTACATTGTGGTATCGAGGGTCAAGCATCATAGTTCTTAAATCAGACTCATTAATTTTATCTACTGAATCTGTAGTAGAATTTAATGACGCGCCTTTCATGTTTTCCATAATATGCTCTAAGGCAACAATACCTTCATGAGTCTCTGCCATGCGTTCTATTGCTGGCATTATTTCTTGAGGAAAAAACTTATTAGCAAATGCACTAGCTGCATTAGTTCTGTCTAAAGCTTGGTCACCTAGTTTAATCATCTCATCGTCAATGTTAACTTCATTACCAGCAATAGCGTTCATATACTTTTCAATACCAGCAGAGAATACATCCTGACCATAGCCATTCTCAAATGAATGTTCAGACCACCACTGTAACAGCTCACTTTCAATAGCTTCACCTTCGTCTATGCCCTCAGGTAATGTGTAATCACCTTTGTTTTCTGGACGATTCTCATACTTAGTTCTATTAAACTCTTCTTCTATTTCTTTACGAAGAGTTTCATCTTTATTACCTAGCTTAGATTCTAGTTCTTTATAAGCTTTGGCTAGGTCTTCACCTGTTTTGTATTTCTCAGGCAACCATTCTGGTCTGTCAGTAGTTTCTACTGGCTCTACTGCCTCAGTTGTTTCTGCAACTTCTTCTGTTTGTGTATCTAATAATGTTTCATTCATTGATTTTTCCTATGTGCATGTTGTATGCGCCTCTCTAAAAGACCAACTATATATCTCTGACCTTCCAAATGACGCAATTCCTCAGTTGTAACATTCGGGCCATTTACCATCTCTATTGTTATAGAGCGTAAATACTTTAAGACTTCCTTGCCAGTGGGAGACTCTAGCAAGGAAGCTATATTTTTACTTATCTGTGTATCTTTATTGGTATCTCTTTGAAAACCATCGACTCCAATATTAACTTTACTGGGCAATCATTTGCTCCTGTTCTTCTGGTTGACCTTGAGGCTG